TTAGTGCTGGTCAGTCTCATAAAGCAGAGTCGTGGGCGTTGCACTCTGATACATTGATCCACACGGAGCTAAACCGTTTTCTGACCAGCGTTAACATTGTAACCTTAACAAATCAGTCGGGATTAGTATAAACACCTAGACAATTTGTTAAGCTATGCGTTAAGATTCTTTCACCTTAACAGGTTTTAACAAGGAGTAGCAAATGAAAGAAACAATCTCAGCAGTGGTAACCATCTTGACCATGATCGCCATTGGCGTGATGTTGGCTTGGAGAGGATGATGTGGCCTTTTCCCACCGAACCCCTGCCCACGCCAAAGCGTAACAAGCCTATTCCATTTAACCCAGACAATTATGAGGACGCACCTTTATGAGCAAGCACACACCGGGGCCGTGGAATTTAGTCAAAAGAAAAAACAATGAAGTAAAAATTGAACATACAAACAGGCATACAAAAGGCGCATCAAGCCTGACCATTGCAAAAGTCACTGTGTGTGACAGTTGGTTTACTGAACAAATGGCCAACGCCCATCTAATTTGGGCAGCACCTGATCTGCTGGAGGCTTTGTGCAAGCTGGCACAACTTTATGACGCTATGGGCGCACCACGTGGGCCGTGTCGAATCATCGCGGATGCCGCCATCGCCAAAGCAACGGGGGAAGAATGAACACACAAGCCCTTAAAACAGTCCGTAGGCTCTTTAATGTTGACTACATACCCAGAGAACAGAATCGCCACAATCAACGTGCCTGGGTTCGTTCTGTGCGTTCCTTGGGTAGTCGTTGGTTATTAACTCAAAAAGTGGAAAAGAAATGAAATTTCGTAAAAAACCAGTGGTCATTGAGGCTCGACAACTTACTCCAGAAACCGCTGAAGAAATTGGCGCATGGTGTGGTGCTGAGATTTGTATTGCAGAAGGGTATAAATCTTATCTTTGGGGTTGGGCGCTTCCTGTTGAAGAAAGAAGCATAAACATTCCAACACTTGAAGGCGAACACACGGCTTCTATGGGGGATTGGATTATCCAGGGCGTTAAAGGTGAGTTTTACCCTTGCAAACCAGACATCTTTGAAATGACTTATGAGGCAGCAGAATGAATCCTGAATACATCATCAACAGCATCAAACAAACTTCAGACATTCACTATCCAGACGGAAACGCAGCAGACCGCCTTGCGTATCGCGTAGGAATGTTGGAGTCAAAAATTCGTGAACTTTGCGCGTTCCATGATGCCCGTGTAAAGTTTTTTCAAGATGAGATTACTCACCTATCAAAAATGATTGACAATTTATCATGAGAAATTATTACCAACTTCCCCCAGTATTAGGTTGCTTTGCTGTTGAAAAATACAAACGAGCAAAAGAATGGGCATTGTCTGAAAAATCAAAACTTCTTGATCGTGAAAAAGCTGAAGCAATTTTGCGTCAAGAAACTACTGGATTGGGTTTAATTTATAAAACACCAATTGAGCGTTCTGGTTTTACTTTGCCTCAAAAATATGAAAATTACTTTCTTATCAAACCAAAGAAAAATACAATCATTGGAAAACGAATTCAAATTGAATTAGACGAAGTTGCTAGGCTTTTGAATGAATGGCAATGGGCAACAGAAAAAGCACTTAACTTAGAAGAATCGGTTTATGAAATGCGTGAATTTCATCTGACTGTTTGTTTTTCCATGCCAGATGGAAGCGTTTTAGTAAGTCAACCAAGAGGAGCAAAAAAGAAAATTGCAGACGAATACAAAATCACAATTCAAGAATTTGAACAACTAATGAAAATAGCATTATGAAAGTTTACGCAGCAATTAGTCTAGTCCAACGCGATTTAGCCAAAATTGGTATTGGAAAAAATCACACAAACTCACAAGGGTCTGGATATAAATTCCGTGGCATTGATGATGTTTACAACGCAATTGCGCCTTTGCTTTATCTGCATGGTCTTTGCATTCTTCCTCGCATGATTTCCCGCACAGCAACAGAAAGAACCTCGGCAAAAGGTAGCCAGCTTTTTTACGTAACAGTCGAAGCAGAGTTTGACTTTGTTGCCGTAGAGGATGGTTCCAAGCACGTTGTACGCACGTTTGGCGAAGCAATGGACAGCGGAGATAAAGCAACAAACAAAGCCATGTCAGCGGCTTACAAATACGCTTGTTTCCAGGCTTTTGCTATTCCGGTTGATGGTAATGATTCTGAAAAAGATTCGTATGAAGTCAAGAAAAATAAGATTGACAACAACCGTCTGTCAAAAGCGATTGAGCAAATCAAACTCGGAAACTACACCACAGACAAGTTGCGCCGTGACTTTGATCTGACTGAAATACAAGAGGCAACTTTGGTAGGAGCACTTGCAAATGAATAATACAGGTGGACCAGCGTTTCCCACAAAATCATATGACGTTGCGAGTCAAACATGGACCATAGAAGAAGGCATGACATTGCGTGACTACTTTGCGGCTAAGGCTATGCAGGCGCTGATCGAGAAAACTGAGCTGTTGATTCAAGCCGTTCTTGAAGATGGCACACATCACGGAACACCGGAAGAATTGATGGCAAAACACAAAGCTGGAATTTGTGAAAGTGCATACACCTATTCCGATGCAATGCTGAAAGCGAGGGAACAATGATTGAGCAAGGGTCGGATACTTGGCATCAAATGCGCCTGGGCAAAGTCTCAGCTTCCCGCATGGCAGAGTTATTGGCTAAGACTAAAACCGGAGCTTTTGCAGCGAGTCGGGCTAAGTACATGGCTCAGTTACTTTGCGAGCGAATGACTGGACAACCCACAGAGTTTTTCACCACAGCAGCAATGCAAAGAGGTACAGAAATTGAACCAATCGCCAGAGCCGCTTACGAAGCAGAGAACTTCATCTCAGTCGATCAAGTCGCGTGGGTCGAGCATCCGACTATTCCGATGGCTGGATGCTCACCTGATGGTGTCGTGGGAGAACACGGTCTTATCGAAATCAAGTGTAAAGAGATTCACAATCACTTGGATTCGATTCTGAATGACAGGATTGACCCAGATCACCAGGCTCAAATGATGTGGCAAATGGCTTGTACCGGACGACAGTGGTGTGATTACGTTTGTTTTGATGATCGAGCACCAGAGGGTCTTCAGTTGTTTGTCAAAAGATTAGAAAGAAATGATGAGCTAATTAAAACGATGGAGGATGAGGTAAGGACATTCTTAAAAGACTTAGAAAACATGATTCAGAAACTCAACGAAATTAGGATTAAAAATGGCGTCAGTCTGTAAAGTTCATCTAGTAGGCAATGTCGGTCAAGACCCTGAAGTGCGTTATAGCGCGGCAGGTAAACCGATTGCCAACGCAACCCTAGCAACCACCTCGCGCCGAAAAGACAAAAACGGCGATTTGATGGAAAACACCGAGTGGCATCGTTTGACATTTTTTGACAAGTTAGCCGACATTGTTGGTCAATATGTCAAGAAAGGAGCCTTGATTTATGTCGAGGGAACGATTAAATATGAAAAGTATGTAAACAAGAAAGGAGTAGAAGTAAACTCAACTACGATCATTTGTAGCGAAATGACAATTCTGAAACGTCCAGAGAATAAGGAAAAGCCTGAATATGAAGGCTTGCCTAAACTTGAAGATGACGATTCAGACGTACCCTTTTAAGGAGTGAAAATGAAACTTGAACTTGAAGAAAACGAAATTGTGTTCCTGATGAACGTCTTGGGAGAACTTCCCACGAAGTCAGGGGCTTTCCTGTTGCTTCAAAAAATTGGGCAACAAAAAGCTGCACAAGAGCAAAAAACCGAGTAAACTTAACTGAGGGAACGGACGGATGCTGTGCCTCTGGAGACTGCCGGTGGATGCAACACAGACGCAGACCTAGTACCTCAATCTTTTAGGAGTAGCAATGAAACTTTTTGATCTTTTTAAGCGCGCACGATCCACCGATCCAATCACCTCTTTTGAGTCTGCTGAACAAGTCAAGCCAGATAAACATTTTCAAATCATCTTAGAGTGTCTTAGAAAACATGGACCTCTTGGAAAAGATGGAATTTCTCAACTGACTGGATTAGAGTCTGTTGCTATCTCTAGGAGACTTCCAGAGCTTCAGACAATGGGTTTAGTCAAACTTACAGGAAAAACTATTAAATCTTCCAAAGGTCGCAACGAGAGGGAGTGGTCAGTATGAAACGAATTGACGCAGCGCAATACTCGACAGGAAGTTTTGAGTATGAATCAGATGACGGACCCGTTGATGTGTTCTATATGTTTGAGCGAGGCGATCCTGACGTAGGATTAGCAGATGCTTACGACATATACATTTTTGATGGTGAGGACGACATAACCTTTGATTCTGACCACAATCTTTATCTGAAGATCAGTAAGCTAGTTCCAGATCATCACCGAAAAATGATCCAAGACGCTCACGCTCCATGACGATCATTCTCATAATTTTAGTGATAGGGCTAATCATTGCCCTGTCCGTTATTCTTTACATATTAGCTTGGCATGAAACCACAAAAGATTCACACGATTACAACTCTAAAAGAAAGAACTATTGAGGACGGAGACTGTTGGGAGTGGCAGGGATACTGTGCAAATGGAACTCCCTCAGTGTTTCACGCAGGAAAAATGATTGCTGTTCGCAGATTGTTTACCGAGCTTTTAGGAGGAAAGTTAAGAGACGGGTACTATGTTGCTAAGTGTGGAAATGGGCTTTGTGTGAATCCAGACCACACGACCTATAACGACCCTAAACAACACATGAAAAAAGGCAACAGGAAGGCTCTAAAAAGCCCTACAAGGCGTTTAAAAATCCAGATACATAAGAGAGCCACAAACGCAAAATTAACGCAGGAAATGGCTGACGAAATCCGGTACTCAGAAGGTCCGTCAAGGGTGATCGCTGAGAAATATGGCGTGAACAAATCGGTAGTGTGTAGAATCAGGACAGGAAAAGCCTGGGTAAATCTGTCTAACCCGTTTGCTGGTTTGATAAAAACATAGCCCGTTCGTCAATTCTGCGGTTTTGCAAGCCTTTAAGGATTTTTCCTCCAGCCATGCAATACTTTAGAAGTTCCTCCGCAGCGCCTTCTTTATCACCACGCAAAACCTTTTGACGGAGGGTGCTGCGCTGTAATGTTCCCAAACCAACATTAAAGCTAAAAGAGACAAGAGCATCAAATTGCCCTTGGCTAAGAGGAACTGGGCAGTATTGCGCCACTCCACGTTCAAACCTTGCAAGATCGTTTCTGAGAATCCCATCAACTTCATCCATTGTGAATGTCCGATCATCTTCTGAACGTAAAGGAAAGGACATTCTGTCTTCTAGTTTCATCTTTCCCTGTTCGGGATAAAGAACGTGCCCCACACCGATAGTCCAGAGCTTTGCCGGACAACGATAAGGTTTTTGTCGCACACCTTCATGGTGCTTAATCATCTTAATGGCTTTAGTGCTTACGTTCATTTTCCAAACGCCCGACCACCAAAATGAAACGCTATGATGCTGGCAAACAAAGCCTGGGTATCATTGTCCCAAAGTTGTTCTGCCATGTCTTTAAAACTCACATCGTATTTAAAGCCATGCCATACTAAAGCAGCATCAATGCCCAACAACAAGAAAAAGAACCCGTAGGTAATGACAGGACGAACACTAGCGCGTAGGTTCTTCATCCATTGGCTAGTGCCTTCATTAAGAGCAGTATCATGGGCATAGATTGCTTGCATTTCAGCTTGTTGAGCAGCAATCACAGACATTTTTTCATTAGACTTTGTTTCCATTTCAAGTTGCTGAGTGTGGATGTTTTCCACTCTTTCTTGAGCTTCAAAGCCTAGTTTCCTCATTTCCAGTTCGCGCTGAATCTGCATTTGAGCCAGTTCTAGTTCGTGTTTCTTGTCTGCACGATCTTGAAAGAAATCCAAAATCTTAGGCAAACCACCCATCAAAAAAGAAATTAAGGTTGATAAAAGCGTTAACATTACGGTCCTTTCTTGGTTAACATTGATGCTGCAATTCCTAGCATCGTTTTGACTTGATCTAAATTTTCAGGTCGATCTTTCCACCCAACGGTAATCTGTCCGAAGAACTTAAACGAGTCGGGTGGTACAGAGGTTCGGCAGGTAAAGGTAACTCCTTGGGCCATGTACCAGAGTCCAATTTCTGACTGTGGCTCTTTATATTCACTGCATGGGGTTTCATTTTCCATGAGCTTGATAAGGTCAGCATTGTTGCTTGGATTTTGCGAAAATAAACCAACGTCTATTCCCTCCACTGATTTGTCTCTGCCTTCTTTTGTGTAAGCCCTATAAAGCACCCTAGTTCCAAACATTTGATTGACCTTAAACACAGCGACAAACTGTGCTCCAGTCTGTTTAAAAAGCATTGCTGATGCATCTTCTGCTCGATCTTCATTTATATCTGGAATTCGTTTAGATTCTTTGTAAGCACCAACTAAGATTTCTTTATTCTCATATATAAAGTAACCAGAAAAAGCCAGCACAGCCATCAAAACCAAAGCAAATAACTTAAATGGCGAATCAACATACGCCAACACTTTGGACAATGTGTCATTTGCATTTAATTTTTCTTCACTCATTTTTTGCAATCTTCTTCAAATTGTCGGCGTAATTCAATCACTCTCTTATCCATCTTCTTGGCTCTGGCTTCTTCTGTTTTATAGTCCATAAAAAGAAACCCTCCCAAGGTCAAACAGATAACCAAAACAAACATCATTATCACGTTGCCCACCATAGAGAGAACGAGCCTTCTCTGTGTCGAGCGATTGCCCATAGAAGAATTATCAGATACAGCCATACGATTGTTCCGCAAATCAGCCATGCTCCAATTCCCCAGTAAAAGTCTCTTTCTTTTTTCTTCTCTGCGGCTTCTTGTTGGCGTTCTATCCTAAGTTTCTCCCAGGCTCTTTTTTGTTCGTTACCAATCTGCGCTCTCATCACTTCAAATCTTGACCACAAATCTTTTAATTCTGGAGGAGATTGATAAATCATAATCTCCCGCATTTCAGTCTCCATCATTTGTAGTCGAGAACGAATCAAAACCCTTTGAAGTGCTCTTTTACTAACTGAATCCTCGCCTTCATAGACCTGATGAGCCTGCTTTTCTTCTTCATAGAAAAGTTGCTCGATCTTGTCAAAAGCGTCAAAGAAGTCACCAAGTTGGTTGCCAATTCGAGAGATCACGTCATTCGGATCGGTTGTAGCCGCTTCCTTAAATTCTGCTTTTTTCTCTGCGATCTTTTCAGCTTGTTCCTTGGAGACTTTTCTTCCAGCAAATTGTTTGTCAATGTCTTTAAGAACTGATGACACATCACCCGCTGCGCTCTTTATGTCCTTGTAAAGTTGACAACCCTTCTTGACTGCTGACACCGCGCTGGATGCCATCATCATTAGGGTTATTGGGTCCACTCACTTTATACCTTGTGAACAATAGACGCCCAGATAACACCAGCCATGCCGCATAGCATGACGCCAGCGGCTTTAATGATGATGCCTTCTAAGCGTTTTAAACGAGCGTTGATTTGTTCGTAGCGATGCGCGCAAACCGCCTCATGTGTCTCTAGTCGAGCTTCTACGTTTGTCACCATAAAAGGCTTTCAAATTAAGCAGCCCAAGGCAGCGGAGGCGTCACCACCGGCGGGTTGATCTGGTTGTTAATCTGTTGCTGAACAGCGGCTTCCGTTGCAGTCTGGTCCACACCGCTTGCCCAAATCCAGCCCAGAACTTGGTTCTGAGTCAACTGATTGTAGGGGGTATACGGAGTGCCCGCAACATAGGTCACGGCACAGGTGGAGTAAACAGAAGCGCTGTATGTGTCTTGCACACCGGAGCAGGTCCAATGTACGGTGAACACCACATCGGTTTCACCCTCGGCTTGAGGGTAGCAGTCCATTGCGGTGACGGTCCAAGTGATAGTTGCTGACATGATGTTTCCTTTCAAACTTTGGCAAAAGTGCCGTGATACAGAGATCGAGCCTCACTTGCAACAAGACCAGCCAATTCCAAATCTTTGAAATATCCAATCATGTGAGACTTTCTATTTTTCATTAAACGAACAACCCATGCTTTGCTTTTCTTGTGCCAAGATACGCCAGCATAGCCAGATGTGTTACTTGCCAAAATGCCGCGATTGCACTGGTTTTCGCTTCTAGTAACTTCCCGCAGGTTTTCTAATCGGTTATCTTGGCGATTGCCGTTGATGTGGTCAATTTCCTTGGGCATATAGCCATGTTCAAGCAAGAAGATTAGGCGGTGAACTTTGTGCACTTTACCTTGCCAAGTAACATGACGATAACCTGTTGCATGGATTGATCCAGCAGGTTTGTTTAATAAATACTGTTTATTAGGATGTACAACACATTTCCAGTATAGATATCCATCACGATATTCAAAACAATTTTTTACGTCTTGTTTAGTAATCATGTTATGCACCAGTGAATATTTGACAAACAACAGACAAAGTTCCAGTTGTTGTTTGCATTGTCAATTTACCAGAGGAAACTGCAAATATTGGAGTTGTTGCTGTTGCATCACTAGAAGATACAACAATTGCAACACCATTTCCTACTAAAACCAACCATGTTCCTTGGGCGCCACCTGAAGTGTTATACCCAGAAATCATTGCAATAAGACCAACACCTGATGATCTAGAAAGTTGTACTGGGGATGTTGACACCGTTGTATATGGTGTGCCTTCAATAACAGCAGAATTTATTGCTTGATATGTGTTGCCTGATTTTGTGCTTGTTGGCTCGGTAGTTGTTCCTAGCAAATAATTCCCGTTTGCAGTCAATGTAGCTGCTTGAGTGAAGGTGATGGCGTTACCTGCTGTGCCGGAGGCTGCGTTGAACCATGCGTGAGTTCCGGCGTTCAAACGATAGCGGCTTGATGCAACACCAGCGCCTTGCGATAGCCAACCACCGCTGTAATAAGCGTTAGTGACAATTTCCAAGTCGGACGAAGAACTGGAAGCAATCCCGCCCCCCGTACTGGCAACTTGCAGTGCTTTATACGAACCCCAAGCACTCGGCGTAACTCCCAGCCCCAGGTTACCGGAGGAGTCGAGGCGCATTTTGGATGCGCCCCCAGCAACAAAGCTAAGATCGGTAGAAGCCGTGGCCGCTACTGGAATGCCTTCAATTCCAGCACTGCTGTTGTTGTCATAAAGACGCAGTTTTGCGCCATTGGTAGTTGATGGGCTGTAGGCAGCAATAGCATTGCCAGTCCCACCGTCGGTTTGAACAGCTAATTTACCGTAGCTTGCAGGCGAACTTGTCCCAATACCCAGGTTGCCGGATGAGTCGAGGCGCATACGCTCCACATATGAAGAACCGTTGTAGCCTTGCCAAACAAAAGCGCCAGCACCGCCTGATTCTTGGAGTAAACCAAATAATGCTTCGGATGCTCCTCCCTGAGATATGCGAATGCCAGCATATGCTCCAGAAGCACCTCCGCTAACTAAAGACAATATTGCATTTGCGCCGTTATAACTTGTGGCGTTATAAGAAGGTGTTGCCGTTGATGCAATATATGTCGCTGCTGCTGTAGCCCCGCTTGAAACCTGTAATTTGTAGCCAACAGAACTTGTCCCAATACCCAACCCTGTGCTGGTCAGGCGCATTTGTTCGGAGTTGCTTGGGCCAAACCATTTATGAATTCCTGTGTAATCAATACTGTAAAAAGGCGTAGAGCCATCAGCACTTAATTCAAGGGCAATATTAGCGCGGCTGTATTGAATAAATCCAGAAGAAACTCCACCAGCAACCAAAGAAATGCTTGGATTACCACTAGTATTGGTTGTAATACTTAAAGCGCGGTTTCCTGTTCCAACCAAGCCAAAGTTCGTTCCATCAAACGTAAGCGCAGACCCACTGGTAGCAACTTTAGAGCCGTTTAAGTACAGTACACCGTTAGCTGTGCCGCCGGAGAGGGTGACGTTACCGGATGCTGACAACGTGGTAAAAGCGCCAGTGTTCGGGGTTGTTCCACCAATTGCGGGAGGAGCAGAAAGATCAAGCGTCCCGCCTAATGTCAAATTTCCAGAAGTGGTGACAGTTCCGGTCAAAGTCAGTCCGTTGACCGTTCCGGTTCCACTCACAGAAGTGACTGTGCCCAACGGGTTAGCCGCCCAAGAAGTGTTCGTCCCATCAGTAGTGAGATATTTTCCTGAGTTTCCGGTTTGACTAGGAGCCAAGGCGTTAAACGCATCCGTAGCCGTGGTTTTGCCTGTGCCGCCATAACCAATCGCCAAAGTGCCAGCCAAAGTTACAGCGCCATTTGTAGCCGTAGAAGGCGTCAGTCCAGTTGATCCGGCACTGAAAGAAGTTACTGCAACAGAGCCAGGTGTTACGTTTTTCCAATATTGAGCAGTTGCGTCATACTGGATTAGGTTTCCATTGGCAAGAGTTGTAAACTGAACGTTAGAGTCAGTGCCACCCAAAACTGAACCAGGCGTGACACGAATTAAAACAGACCCATTACCAGCGTTTCCAGCGTTAATAACAGCGCACATTTGCACTTTGACGCTTGGTGCAGTTGGTTGCGTGGCAGTCAAACCTCCAACCACAGTTGGGTCGTACCAAAGAATGTTCCCATCACTAAAAGCAGAAGTATCAAAACCCCTTAATGTGCCTTCAAATTGAATAAGACCAAATCCATTGGCAGCAATGCTTTCAGCAGCAATGCCCATAATGTAAGAGCCATCAGTTACTCCGTTTGCGGGAGCACCAGTCACCACACCAGAAGCACCAACGGCTCCGGTGAACATGACAACTTGACCTTTAGTAATTGCTGAAGTTGCTTTAATGTAATAAAACTGGTCTTCACCAATACGCTGAACAACATTACCACCAGCCATTCCCAAGCCAAGGGTGTTGTTTCCATCCCAACCCAGTTGACCAGCCGTTAAAGTCGTGGTGTAGGAAGTGTCAAAAGTAACATAATCAGCAATAGCAATTCCACCAGTAATCCCAGACATTGAGGTAATGTCAGAGTTAGCACCAGAGGCAGCAGCACCCAAATTAGTCCTAGCACCCGAGGCTGTACTAGCACCAGTACCACCATCAGCAACAGCCAAATCCGTAATTCCGGTGATAGACCCGCCAGTGATAGAAACGTTATTGGCGTTTTGAGTTGACATAGTGCCAAAGCCACTAATGTCAGTATTTGTCAAAACAACCGTGCCCGTATAACCGTTCACAGAAGTCACCGCATCGGTGTTATCAATCTTTTGCCAAATTGAACCGTTAAAGATTGCCCAATCGCCAACAACCCAATCAGTAATGCCGTTTAGGTTTGTATTACCAGCAACAGAAACAACGTAGTAATATCCTTTTGTCCCTACGCTAGAAGTCAAAGTCGGAGTATTTGTAGACGCATTCCATGCGCCTTGATAACTCACACCACCTTGAATAGATGCAGGTATTTGGGAAAGAGGAACAGTACCACCAGAGTCAAGCGTAGCCACGCCATTGGCGACACCAGCGTTTAGGGTAGCAGACGTACCCAAGCCAAGATTTGTACGCGCTCCAGACGCTGTGGAGGCTCCCGTACCGCCATCGGCAATAGCAAGGTCAGTGATTCCTGTGATAGAGCCACCAGTAATACTTACATTCGAGGAATCTTGCGTTGCAATCGTGCCAAGACCCAAGTTAGTCCGTGCCCCACTAGCCGTAGAAGCACCAGTGCCACCGTCAGCAATAGCAAGATCGGTAATACCAGTAATAGACCCACCAGTAATTGCAACACTAGAAGCGTCTTGAGTAGAAATTGATCCCAGTCCAAGATTAGTCCTTGCTCCAGAAGCTGTGGTAGCGCCAGTACCACCCAAGTTGACAGGAACGGTACTCAGGCTAATCGTTGATCCGGTTACAACGATAGGCGAAGTCCCAATGTATTGAATCGTGCCAACAGGACCAACAGTCTCAGTCGTTCCATCAGAGAAATAAAACTCCAGATAAAGAGCGTTATCAATTTCAATAGGAACCACATCGGTAACACTGCGACCAGCTACGCCCCGATCAATGCGAACAATCAGGTTATTTCCGTCAACGACAACAACTTTTTGGATACCCATTTTTTTACCCCTTAGACCACGACAACGCCATCAGAACGAACCAAGAACATCAAGAAAATGATGTTGTCCTCTGCTGGAGTAGGAGAATTAGCAGCAAATGCAATTTTGATACGACCAGTAAAACACGCAGGATTTACCGCATCAATGTCCAATTCAGGATCAGAAGAAATCAACGACCAGGCAGAGTCATCAATAACCAAAGTAAACGATCCAGCCGCATCAACTTTATTGGTGATCGTTAAGTTAATGGTCGTTGGCGTTGGGGTGTAGTTGGCAACATCAAACGAAAGACCGTTTCGAGTATCAATTAGGTTAGATACTTGACGCCTTACGATAGATGCCGTGATCGTGGCTGTACTCAGGTCAACGGGTTCGTTTGCTGAGTCAAGAAGGGTGATGTTCCAATACCATTTCTGGTTGTAAACCAATTCACCAGTAATGAGGGGATTGTCGAAACCACTGACTTGAGTGATTACGTTCTTAGAAAAAAGTGCCATAGCCGTTCCCTGTACACAGTTAGAACATCCGCAAACTTGCGGTTCGTTGTATTGTATTTTTCTTGTGAAATGATGGCAATTTAATATTCAATGATGATTAAACCAGAACCACCAGCACCGCCAGAAAGTCCTGATGCACCACCGCCACCACTATTTGAAGAAGCAGAACCATCGGAATATGAACCACCAGTTCCAATAAAAGGCGCGCAACCACCATAAGGATCAAGTGTGCCATTTCCTCCAGATTGACCGGAAAGATTTAAATCCCCACCAGAAGATGTACCACCAGCACCGCCAGTTACATAACCACCCGCATAACCTTTTCCGGCAACCATACTTGCACCAGTTCCAGAAAATGTCGTATCTTGACCATTATTACCAGCAGCACCACCAGCTCCTACAACATAAGAATATGTATTTCCAGGCGTTACTGAAAAAACTTTTAAACAAGCACCGCCACCGCCACCACCGCCGTAATTTGCACCGCCACCGCCACCACCGCCTCCAATACAAGTAACTTTTAAAGCATAAACATTTGATGGGACAGTAAAAGTCCCAGAACCTGTTGCAGTTTTGGTTATAAAGTTAAATCCACCTGCAATAATTTGACCAACAGCAGACCCCGTTATATTTGTATATGCAACAACATTACCATTCAACGTCATTTGAGTGCCGTTGTAAGAAATGTTAGTTGAACTATCGCCAAAAGCAAAATTGCCAGAAGCATATAAAACACCACCAGAACCTGTCATTGTGGTTCCGCTGATTGCCGCTGTGTTAGATTGAATTGTTCCGCTAACTGTAAGGCTTCCAGTATTTGTTGAAACAGCAGATAACGAACCAACTTTTAAGCTAGAAATGTAAGGCGTTGTCCAAGTAGTTTGATTGGTTGATGTGTCATAAATACCATCAGATTGATAAAGAGAGTTAG